ATTAGTATAGTCTTCAAGCTTTACCATACCTTTAACTCCATCATGCTCAATGTTTTCATTAGCATCAAGTGCTTGGTTACGCTCTTCTTTGCTTAAATGTGAAAGGCCTCTTTCGATTTTATGTTGCAGTCTTTTTTTCATATGGTAGTTCTAGTTTAAATTGTTCTATGTATTGACTTACCTCACGAGAAGATATTTCAAGGCTGTTTGCAACCTTAAGCAAAGTGTCTTTATTTTTTATTGCTACTTCAGCCTCTTTCTTCTTTTTAATATAAGCTATACGCTTAAACTTGCATTGCGGTATAACTCCGTGCATATAGTTAAACCAAATCTCTTTGTCCCCGAGTGCAGACCACACTCTATTGCTCGTACAATTTATAAGAGTAGCAATTTGAGGAGAGTGCATCGAGCACCAACGCTGTACCATATAAGGTACAAACTCGTCACTCTCCTTAATATTGCTCGTATCAGGCCCTTTAGTTTTATAAAGGACCTTATTGATATAATCGAACATTAAACAATAACTTTAGTGGTAGCAATAAAGATATTGTCTACCATGCTATAGAATTGATCAATAACAGCTTTTTGGAATTGCTCGGTTTGTTCCGGGGTGAGATTGGTGCTATAAGCAAAAGCGGGTGCGCGTTTACCAGCTGTAACATTAACACCGGTATGACCGATAGCTACATTCTCCTTAGAGTAGGTAATGCTTACTGAGGCCTTACCTTTTTGCTGAACGATACCGCCTTGATTGTGCTCGGCATGTACCATAATATCATCGCCCTTCATTTCAATAGGCTTGTTAATTATCTTGTGTAGAATATTAGCGATTGCAGTATTGAATAGACGCTGAAAGCAAACTGCTCCGAAGGGATCAAGGTTAGGAATCTCCCAGCAGAAATTGACCATAGAGTCGCTATAGATATAATCCTTCTCGAGTGAATCCTCAAGGTCAATAAGATTGAGAGTAACCTCCACGGGCGCAGCGAAAGAAACGATATTACCGATAGGTAGAGTACGATCACGAAAGTACTTATAAGCAAATCGCTTGTGAATAAAAGAGCCGTCATAGTTTTGTTGATCTTTAATAATCATATTGTGTATATAGTAAAGTAAAAATTAGTATTCTCCACGGTTATATTTGTCTAAAAACCAAGCTTCCCCTTTGAGCCAGTCTTGAGTGTATTCTCTTAGACCAGGAGAACAATGAATAGCACTAATATTAATAGTCCCGAGTTTAAATTTATTTTTATTACAGGTTAAGCTAAAATCAATATCGTAAAAATGCGCAATGCAAGGATTACTCTCATCAAACTTTATACCTTGATCAAAAAGCTTTTTAGGATTAAAAGCTAAAAAGATACCATCTAAAATAAGTACTCGTCCGTTTTTACCAAAATGGGTATTAAATGTACTGTTGTTACTAGTATTTACATGGGTAACGGTACCGCTACGATTTGCACACATAACGTGCCACAGACAAGGCTTGGTAATGGTAGCATCAGACCCGCCGGCTAGACCGACTACGTCATACGTTTCAAGAGCTTTATGTAATTTATTGACCCAATCCTTGTCGGTAATTACTAGATCATCGTGAGTTAATACAAGTATACAGTCTTCGTGTCTGTAAGATTCAATTAACTGATTGTAGCGTTCGGGTAACTTTTTTGTGTTTTCGTAAAATGACGACACTACATTAATCTCAGAAAACTGTTCACTATTGAGTATACTGTATTTTCCGTATTTACCTTTTAAAGCATCCCTAGTACCACTTTGGGTACAGAATCCCAAATACGTTTTCATTAGTCAATAATGATACCGTTACGGGGAAGATTAGGAAACATCTTCTTAGTGTATTCTGCAAGTTTAGGGTTGTTGAGTACCCCTTCATCAAACAAATAAACATTTTCTAGCTTAGTATCATCATCATTTAGCTTTGCAGCTAAATCAACCATTTGTTTCTCGTGCTTACGAGTCCATTCAGCACAGACATCTGTTATGCTAGAAAAAAGTAAAGCTTCTATAACTAGCTGTTTTTCTTCTGTAGTAAATTGTATACCCTTCATATGAGAGGAGTATAACAGTTTATCTTAATAAATCTACTTACGACTTGAAAGATGTATAAAAATACTAGTTAAACCAGTAATGAGCGACGCCCAAACAACAGATTTAAACTGCCAAGATAGTCTATCTTTTTCTAGATGAGAGGCTCGACAAGCGTTTATACTACTTCTTAAGTTTTCTAACTCCTTTGAAAACTCTAGTTCAAAGTGGGCAAGTTCATTACTTAATGTAGCTGTTTGCTGCATTAAACTAGGTTGTCCATTGCCGTCTCGAATAAGTTTACTTAAACTCTGTAACTCATTCTTAATATTGACTATATCTCTATTGATATAATCAATTGCAGTGTTTCTTTCTGTAGGGGTACGAGCCATATTTATACTTATAGTATAAAGTACGGGGACTTGGACTCTATTTTTACAGGCATTTCTACTAGCGAACCACCAGACAAAGTATAAACTGAATTTTCTTCTAATAATACACTACCTTCAAATGCGGTAGATGAAAAATCTCCAGTTTTTATATTAGCGTATAAAGTACTCGAGTTGCGTGCTATAAATAGAGTATCAAATTTTGTATTGTAAGCCCAAATAGCAAATGTACCTTCAAGCTTACTCAAACCATCAGCGATACCAAATTTATACAATAACCGGGGTATAATGCAGCTATCAGTTGCACCAGTAAAGTCTTCTTCTGGAAAATGTTCTTTAGCTAGTTTCTCAAAATTACTCACAATACCGTTATGAGATACTACCCACTGATTATAACAAAATGGGTGGTTATTTATCTCTTCATAACTCTTTGTTTCTACAGTCGGGCCTCGAGAGTGATACAAATAATAACAGTTCCCTGGAGAGTCATCAGTAGGGGTTTGCCATTGTATCGGTTCATTAAAACAACCTAAGCGTTTGAATAATCGAAGGTGTCTACGATCTGCTGTAATTATAGCACCAGAACTATAGTAACCTCGATAGAGATTACTTTTATAAAGCTCAAACGCTCTCTCTTTGTTAAAAGATCCCGCTATACCGCACATATATTAAAGGTATGTAAGTTCTTTGCAGTTATACTTTGACCACGGTATATCTTTGGAGTATCCAATAGGATCAATGGTCTTATTGTCAATAAAGGCCTTGATACGAGCTGAACACGACACACATTCCCCGCATGCTGGATCGGTACCTTCATAACAGGTATGGGTCTGTCTAAAGTCTACTTGTAAGTCAATACCTTTCTTGACGACAAGGTCCTTAGAGTAAGACATGAACGGTGCATTGACTTTAATTGAGTTCTTACGATTTAAATTATAAACATCGTTTACCTTATTCAGAAAAAGAGACGTAGTATCCCAATAACCGGAGAAGTCGTCAGTTTGTACGGCACCGTAGTATAGATCGCTTGCGCCGATGCTTTCAGCCCAACCAGCAGCTGTCGTAAGTAGTAATAGATTTCTGAAGGGAACATAACTTAAAGGCTGTGCATTGCCGATATCATCTCGGGCTTTTGGAATAGCAAGGTTAGTATTGGTTAAAGCAGACATTGTAGAGATCTCTCTAAAGAAATCCATATTAATGATCTTATGCTCTTTTACATTGCAAACTTTAGATTGATACTTAGCACATTCAATTTCTCTTATAATACGCTGACCATAGTTAAAAGTAATAGCGTAAACTTCATCATAATTAAGCTCTTTTGCAACATAATGCAGTAGGATAGAGCTGTCCATACCACCTGAAAGAATAACGAGTGCTTTTGACATAAGGGTATTTTAACTTATAGATGAGAAAATTCAAGTTGATTTGATAAATAATAGTACATATGTCTAAGTTTGCAAACAAATTCTTATCAACTCTTAACGAAGAAATCGAGAAAGAAGGAAACGCATTTTCGAAAAAACTCGCTACCACTCCAAAGGGTGGTAAGTTTGAAATTAACGGTAAAGAAGTTAAGGACACTAGTGATTACGATAGTAAGGTATCGGAAGACAAGCAATTAAAGCTTAACTTAAAGAATAAAAAAGAAAAACAATTAAAGTTAAAGTTGAGAGAATCTTTAATACAAGGTGTAATGTCAGCTGAAGCTGAAGATCCAGCACCAGCCCCGGCACCTGAAGTAGATGACTCGGAAGCTTGGAAACAATCATTAGACAAAAGTACCGACCCAAAAGACTTTGATGTAGCCGATAACCCACAGTTAGGGGTTGACTCATCTGGTATTACTGCTGCTCATGAATGGATTCAAAAGCTAGTTGAAATGGCTGAATTCGTTAACGGTACCGGCCCAGAAAGTCTCAACTCTCAAATCAATCAATTAGAATTAAAGAACTCAGTACCATTTCGTGGTGTTGTACGTCGTGAAGAGAAGCGCATTACTAAACTCGCAGAAAACCTTCGCGGATTAGCAGAAGTGCTCAAGTCTGTTGTCATTACTTCCGAAAAGAAAGTAAAAGACGCAACTAGCCCTCGCTAATCTCTTGTAAAGCCTTGAACGTCTCGGGGAATAATACCTCGAGACGTTTTTTTATGTCTAAAGCTATATCTCTATGCTCTTTTTGCGTTTCGTTAGCACAACGAAGCTCTAAATAATGAATCCAGCTACGCAATGAACCAGTCATATAAATAGTAGTTTGAGTGTTAAGAGGCAAAATCATACGTGCGCACTCTTTAGCAATACCGTTTTGTACAAGAGTGTCGTATGTACTCTTAATAAGCTTTTGTAGATTGTATACGGTATTCTTAAGATGAGCTTCAAGCTCTATTGGTTCGTCGCCTACCTGACGATTAGTCTTACCTTGTTTGCGCCATTCAATCTCTTCTAGTTCGGTTACTTCAGCATAACGCTGACTAAATTCTTGAAAGGTAAATGAGCGGTGCCGTAAAATTTGAGCTGCAATCGCTCTTGAGGTTTTAATCTCAAACGTGCATGATACATGCTCAAACGGACTAAAATGCTTATGCTTAATAAGATACCGAAGAAGCTTATGGCCTGTCTCTGTGTTCATTTGATTAGCCGGGTTACTAACTCGGGCTATGTATACAATAAATTCTTCAGGGCTAAGAGCGCTGTAATCCCGGCCAAAACTTGTCGCTACGATTTGTGGCCCTGTATAAGCTACTAATTTAGTTTGCATTTTTAATTTGTGAAAATTGTAAAAGACCTTTCATGCCTGTATATAAATGTTTTATAACGAACTCAGGTTTAATCTCGTCTTCCTTTAAATGTACACAAAGATCGTTGAGATCTTTAAAGCGTTCAAGTCCTTTAGGCCAGATAAATACTGTATGCCCTCTATCTAACAGTTCTTTAGTTACCCTATATGAAGTCTTATCTACCCATTGGTTATCTAATACATAAGCGACCTTATGCATAGGAAAGCTATTGGTAATGCTTTCTAATTGATCCTCTGTAGGTTTGATGCCTGCAAGCGCTACACTATTACGTAAAAACATAGCGTCGATCGGGCCTTCTTGTAAAAAGATATATTCAATCTCAGGAGTGACTCGATCTATATTAAAAATACCTTTGTCTGAATTGGTCTTTGAAAGGTACTTAGCCCGTTCTTCATCTTCTTTATAGAGTGCTCGGGTTTGGTAAAAGTCTATCTTAGGGCTACCATCAATAACGTAAAACGGAAATACCACTCTGTTCTTATGAGTGTAGTCAGTCAGGCTTAACCATAGCGCTCTTGGTTTATTAACGGCTGTATCCAGGCGTCTCTTAGAGATAAAGTCAAGTGCGTCCTTTACTACAGAGTTCTCTTTATAGAATGAGATTTGATTGTTATCAAACAAATTAATACTATCGTCTGGTAGGCTCTTTGGATTATATTTTTTATACGTTACCGACTTTTTAATAAGGTCCTCAACAGATTCGGTATGCTGTTCGGATTCTGCTAAAATCTCAGGTATAGTCATACCGGATACATCTTTAACAAAATCTATCCCGGACTTACTTGTATTACAGTTATGACAGTATGCAAAACCTTCTTCAGGTATATAGAAGAAGCGTCTCTTTTTACCAGCACTTGCTCCTTCGTGACAATACGGGCATTCAGAGGTATACGTACCGGCATTTTTTTTAAATAACGGTCGCTTACAGTACTGAAAGAATGTACGTATAACTAAATTTTGAGATATCTGCACAGGGGAGTAATTAACAGTATATGGGCGCCTCTAAAAATAACAAGTACATTCAAGGAATTTATAACCCTATCAACAAGTCAAAGTATATAGGCAATACAAATCCTTCTTATCGTTCCTTGTTAGAGAGAAAGTTTTTTTACCATTTTGATAACAATCCGAACGTAACGGCTTGGGCAAGTGAATCAATAGTGGTGCCGTATTACAATGATGTTGACAAAAAAGTACACAAGTATTATATAGACTTAATTGCCGCTATTAAAGATAGTACCGGGGTGTCTCAAAAGTATTTAATTGAGTTAAAACCGTTTATGCAGACTCAACCCCCGGTACAATCTAACAAGAAAAAACAAAGCACTGTTCTGTATGAAAACTTAATGTATCATCAGAATCAGTGCAAATGGAATGCTGCAACTGAGTATGCAGCTAAAAAAGGAATGAAGTTTATTGTATTAACCGAAAAGTTTTTCGGTTAACTCTTAATCGCGTTCAGCTTGCTCAGGCTCGTCATCAGTATCATCAAGACGTTTCTTTTTCATTGAGCTGACGTAGTGCGATACATGTGGATCGATTTCTCCTTCTCCATCTTCATCGTCGTCTTCTTTTGGTGCTTTAGTCTTAAGCTTAAGCTTATCTTTTGCAAGTTTGCCGAGTACTTCCTCAGCATTACCAGGTTTCATACCGCGGCGTGCCATAGCAGCTGCGATATTAGCATATGCATTTTGTCTTGATAACTCTTTGCTATCTGGTTGAAATTCAGTATCAATATCAGTAGCACCCGAGCCTTTAGCAATTCCGATCATATTCATTACTTCTTTAGGTGATGTAACATAACCGGTTTTAAGTGTTAGAGGGCCTGAATTAAGAGCCTTGAGATGAGCAACGACTTCTTCTGGAGAGGCTTCAGGGTTACCAGCAATAAAATCATCAATAGCTACTTGAGTCTTTTGAGCAGATGCAGAGTTGTCGATATCATCAGTAGGTACATCTCCCATTGCTGGACTATCAGTTGCAGCTGCTGGCTCTGAACTAGCGATACCTTTCTTAACCATAGCACGAGCTTTCCAATAAGGCATACCTTGTGCAATAAGTCTGGCAATTTCTGGATTAGGAGCACGGCCACGAGCGCCTTCTGCTGATACTGCTTCAGCATCATTAGCCATAGCAGGATCGTTGTTTTCAAATAAAGTGTTAGCAAGCTTGTTAAAGTTCATACGGGTATAATATATACTTACTTCCCCCCAGTCAAGTTTTTTCTTAAAAATTCTTGTTGTACAAAATCAGATACTAGTGAATCACTTTCTCCGAAGAAATCCCCTCTTTCATTAATATACATACTCATTAGAGCAATACGTTCTTGACGATTACCATACAGCGGTATAAATGCCGGACAATCATCAGTATCAAAAAAGCGAGAACCCGTCTTCTCCCATGCTTTATAAATCCCCTCAAAAAGATGTCCGATTTCAGAACGGTAAATTGGATCTATGTCTCTGTTAGGGGCGCTTGTTAGTAATACATCGTTTTCTGCGCAGAATGGAATATAAAAAATAATTGAATAAAATTTAATCGATTGACGGAGAGTGTTAACAGTTTTATCGATAAACGCTTCATCGATATCGGATTTACCTTTCTCGTACAACCAAAGAGAGTAAACTAAGTTGTCAATCGGGGTACGATCAAAGACCATTTTCTTTTTACCGTAATTAGCCATTGCTTCATCTACAAGGAAATTAAGAATTGCTTCCTGAGAATCTTTAGTGCCTTCCTTATTAATTGGAAGCTTCTTTTCCTTGATCAGATCTCTGTAAGACTTTTCAGGGGAAGAAAACATTGGCCACTTGTCTTTCATATCTTGGATAAGAGTAGACTTACCAACACACTGAGTACCGATAATACCGATTTTATTAAGCTTTTCCATTATGGAGTAGACTTAGGTTCGTCCGTATCGTTATCAACGTAGTCAAGACGAGCATTCTCAGGTGGAATGTATCCCATGCCTTTAATAAAACAATCGAACTGCTCTAAAAGTTCAGACAAAGCTATATCTCCGGGTAATTCAATTGCAAGCTTGCGCTCAGTGCCGCAATGACTAGCAAATTGATCTTCTGGATCATAGCTAACTTCATAAGATAATGTAATTTTTTGTTTCATAATTTTAATTAGACCTTGAGCGCTTTATCCCAAACTTGTAAGTGCATTCTATTAGAGAATTTAAGATTATATTTCTTACAGATATCAGCTACAGCAGGACCGATTTTAATAAGTTCATCTCTAGAGCCACACATTGGCATAATCCAGATTAGTTCTTCTGGAAGATTGATCTCTGGGTTATCTACAAATTTTTCATACATCTCATCTAGATCTGATTCTTGCTTTGCAACAAACTTAAAGCAAGCCTTGTGCTTAATAAGGTAACGAATAACTTCTGGTTTAAAGCGCTTGTCTTCCGGGTCACCGTTAACAGAAAGCTTAGGAGAAGTAGTGTAAGTTACTTCGCAGCCAGTTGTTAGCCAACCTGCATCAGGTAAAATAGTACCATTAGTTTCAAAGTCTATGTATAAAGTCGGCCCGATAGGGTTATCAGAAGATGCGTTAAGAGGTTTACTGTAGTCCGCAAACCCCCACCGGTCTCTAATAAAATGTACAAATTCTAAGAGATTCTTTTGCTGAATAAAAGGCTCTCCGCCAGTAAGCTTAAGAAGTGCACCCTCTTTAAGACGGTTATGATAGTCGTTCTTTTCATAGAATTGTGCAATCTCTTCAAACGTCATCTTGTTCTTCTTAGACCACGAAATATAACTATCACAACCGAAAGGTGCGTCTGGGCTCTTAAAACCAATACAGGTAAGATTGCACATTGACAATCTCATGAACACTGAAGGATAACCGATATACTTACCTTCCCCCTCTAGGGTGTAAAATACAAAATCGTCACTCAAAAAGAGTGTTTTATTAGGATCAATAGTCATATGTTATTATACGCTGTTAAATTAGCTTTTCCATACATGATCCGGAGAAGTCTTCTCGTAGATCGCACTGTTGCCTTCGTGTTCCCAGACTTCTACTTTCTGTACCCAGCAACGACCATAAGTTGTCTCCTTAATATAATCATCGGCTACTTCAAAGCAAAAGTTTGCAAATTTCTCGATACCAACACCGTCTGCCATAATTACAAGTTCAATCATATCACGCTTATCAAGTTCTTTAAACATATCGAGATCAGGGTCGGTACCTGAGACCACAGTCTTATGGTCGAACGTCTCTTCTAATGTATTCTTAAGCTCTTTGAGAGCTCCAAAGTCAACGACCCAGTTATTACTATCAAGCGAGCTACAGGTAAACCAGAACTTAGCTTGTAAACGATAGCCGTGAATAAAGCGGCAATGACTCTTGGCAAGCGGCTGTCTGAATGCACAGGAGCCGAGCGGTATAACCTTGGTAGAAACGTATCTGTTGCTCATAATACGTATAGTAACGTATTATAGCTAAAACTCAACTAAGTTCGTCTAGGTTTTTTTCAACCCATTTTAAAAGTACGTCCTCATCAATATCTGGCGGGCTGCAAAGCATTGCATTATTTTCTTCAAAATTATTGTCAAATAAACTTTTTTGTAATATTCTTTTTTCTTCTATGTTTTCTATATTAAGATAAATATTAGCGCGTTTATCCTTTATTACAGTGTTGCCAGCTAAGATAGAATATATACCCTTTATAGGCTTAAAGGTGCCCACTTTATACTCGTTAAGAGTGTTTATAAAATCTTGACGGTTACTATCAGTTTTAAAAAATACAAATATCGGTATATCCTCGCTTCTGTAAAGTAGTTTACGATATCTTATATTCACTTTGTAAATACTTATTTAAGAGTAAGTATAATTAATGCACTTCGGCAATAAAAATAAGCTTACAAAAACTAACGAAGCTATGGACGTACCCCCTATACATTTTAACGTCCCTGCAGCTCACGTACAGACTGTAAGTGCTAATAAAAGTAGTTTTAAGGACTTTTATAAAAGTAATGTGCCGTCTTTCAATACGGATTCAATGTTTATACATAAAGCTGCTGAGTATATAAAATCAAACGAGGGGATAAAAAATAAGCTTTATAAAGATAGTAAAGGCAAATGGACAATAGGAATCGGTCATCTAGTCACCCCTAACGAGTTTGAAATGTACAGAGGAAAAGTACTAAGTGACGAAGAAATTGAAGCTTTATTTGCAAAAGATATGAGCTCAAAATTAATACACATTAAACAATATTTTGGAAGTGCTTATGATAGCTTTCCGGAAAATATAAAAATTGCTATTATTGACGGTTACTTTAGAGGGGATTTATCGGGCTCCCCGGAAACAAAAAAACTGCTTAAGGCTGGTCTTTTTAAACAGGCTGCTCAGGAGTATCTTAACAATAAAGAATACAAAGCAGCAGTAGCCTCAGGCTCTGGGGTGGCAAAGCGTATGCAACGCAATGCCGCAGCTTTTAAGAGTGCTACTTAACCCTGGACGTTAGGGTTAGCAGGATTGAGTCGGTCGACAATATCAGTTAATTGCTTTTGCTTTTCAAGAGCATTCTGAATTGTAACCTCGGCGGTAAATATTGCTTTATCAGCAGCTTCCAAAGAGTCGGGGGATATAGAAAGCGCTCTTTGTATTAAGTCTACTAAATTTCTCAAGCCCTCAGATGATACTGGCTCTGGAGCGGGTTGTTCTACAGGTGCCGGTGCAGCAGGAGCAGGCTGTGCATTACCACCGGTTTGATCTATTGCAGGCGCAGGAGCAGCGGGAGCAGCTTCTGCTTCTAATAAAATATTAGTATAGACCTGATTGACTAATGAATCAAACTTTTTCATTGGGTAGGGGCTACTGGTTTACCAGCAATAACTGATTGTAACTCTTTAACTCTCTTTTGATCTACGTTTGTTTTGGCCTGTATTGCAGTTAACTCAGCTTGAGCAGCTTTTTTAGCAGCATCTGCTTGAGTTTTCTGCGCAGCCTGTAACTTAGGATCAGCCGGCTGTACTTGAGTCGGATTGGTGCCTGGATTTGCACCTGAGGCAGTTGCGGTAGTAGGTTGACCGCTTAAATTACTAATCTCATTAACAATTTTTAAGAACTTGCTATTAGCTTTAACTTTTTCGTAAATATGATCCATTTGCTATTATTTACTACGTTACAACAAATTTAAACAAACAAAGTTGATTTTTTTAAATCCGAACTATATAATACATCGGGGGTAGAAAGACGAGGCTTATATAAATTCATAAATTTATATCATCGTATTATAAGGGGTGCCCGTTTTCTTTGTATCCTTTTAATAGGTTCGCTTCGCTCACCTTAAGCCACTTACGTATATTTATATATTATATATATCTCCGAGAGGATATGTTAAAAGGGAAAGGTTAGCTTGATTCCGTGTTTTTCGAAAAAAGACTTCATCTTGCGAGGAGAAAATCTATTAAAATCAAAGTTATATCGGCAATCTCTGATTAATAGGGAGAGTTCTTCACCACTACCACCACTCTGCTTCAGACAATTAAACTCTAGAGTATTGGTGTAAACTATAACTGGAAACACCTTGCATATCTTTGCAAGAGCTTTTGGAAACCTAATTCCTAGGTTAATATTCGAATCAATATAAAATATAACATTCTTACGGTTATCGCTATTTTTAAAACAATTAATCAGGCGATTTAAAGTATGATACAGGTATAACTTGTCACTATCTTTATCTTTAATCTTAAGCCCGTATATTTGCGTCAAATCTTGGTAATAGCATTTTTCAATTTCAGCAGCAAAGGACTCAGCGTCCACCACTGTCAGACCGAGTGCTATTTTCTGTATACGCAT